TCATGCTTCTTCTTGTAATTATATAAACAATGTAAATATATCTAATAGCATTCAAAAACAGAGAGAACTGATTAAATCAAGGAAGAAGGAACAGTTATCTTTAACTCTTCCAGAAACGATTCTTTTATCGGAACAATCAATCCATGCTGCTATGGCTCAATCAGTGATTGGAGAAGATGCATGCTTTGAAGCGTGGGTAAAAGAAGTGGTTAGGTACTTCTTGGAATCATATGGCAGAAACCGTGGCGAGATGCACCCGTCTATTACGGTATCTCAAGCAGTGAAAATTATTGATAAGTATGTTCTGGTTCCAAAATCATTGGAAAATGAGGATATTGGTGTTAGAGAATACAAGTTAATGATAGATCAATACTTTAAGACTAAATTTGGGCTGAGGAGCGGGAAAAACGTGGATTATCGTATCATGCATTTCATGAGCGATAAAATTATGGAACGTATGTACTGGAAAATTAATAACTCTGATATGCAATAGCTTTTTTGTGGAGGGATGACATGAATCATAGGAAAGAAGAAAAAAAGAGTGGATTATTGATTATGCAATAAATAATCAAGATGTTTTTATTGATATAACATCTGAAGAGTTTGTAGAAGCATATGTTGAAAAATTCGATCCACCAGACGTATTGTGGCAATGGTATGGTGAACCGACTGTTCCGGAGCTGAAAAAGCTATTAGCGGAGCTTTACAAAGAGGGAAAAATGTCAAGGTATAGACACTACTGCGATATATGGAAAGATGGATTTCCTAGATGGTTTTATATTTATAAATATACTGGAACAGATCGCAGATTTTAGATTCATAATTCCGCTAAATAGCAAAAATGTACTAGAGTTTGCGAAATCAACAGCTACATCATCTAGTGCAGGATATTGTGCCTTTAAATATCCGACTGGGTTTTCTAAAGATAATACATTGTTACTGTGTATAAGGTATATTAATGATAGTTCTCGTCCTATAGTGGAACATAGAGATGCTGACTTTTGGGGTGGTGATTTTTCTGTAAGTAACATGAGTATTCAATCAGGAAAAGAAGTAACTGCTTTTTTAGCAAAAATCATATAACAATCAAACTTGGTTAGGAATAATAGTATATCGACTCAAAATGGTGAAAGTATTGTGACCACAGTTTCATACAAAAAATCATGATACTTGCGTTAAGGTAGGTGCATACCAATTCCACCCAACAGTATTCCGACCAAAAACTACCATTTTGGGATTATCAGATATTAATATACACCAGCCATAGTTAACTGAAGTGCGCGTCCATAAGATACTAAATCCGGATGTACCAAAATATCCGTCAGAATCTGATGGTTCTACACGAACAAATGTACATTTACCTGGCGTACCATTATTTTTTACCCATTCACCAATATTGGATAATTTCCCGCTCAGAGAAATGTAGTCTACGCCATTGTATTGGGTCACGCCTAAATAATCCTTTTCGGCAGTCTCTTTCCATGTAATATCAGTGGCATTATTAACTTGCGCTCCACCATAAAGCCTGCCCTTTGCATCTACAGCAATATAATAAACATCTCCAGATGCAGTACCTTTCTTATTGCCTGCATTTCCAAGGACATACGAATAATCTGGAAGTCCATATGACACGCCAGAAGCTTTTTCTGCATACGGAGGATTTCTCTTACTCAAATTGCTATTTATTTGAGTAATTTTAAAATGTATATTTAATCAAAATTATCACATAAATTACTGTGATGATAAATGGTAAATAAGAGCTATTCGGCTGTACAATCCTTACGGATTATGGGTACTGTGAATAGCTCTTATTAAGATATCTTATGTGTATTTTACAATAATATGCTTAAGATTGCAAGTTAATTACCATTTAGCGATTTCAAAGTGAGTTTTTAAAACTGACCAATATGGGTTAAAATAATATAAGAGATTTTAGGAGAACGTCATTTTGTGGCGTTCTTTTTTCTTTGCGAGAAAGGAGGTCGATTTTTGTGAATGGATTTGAAGGTTGGCTCATAAAAATAAATGGAAAGATATTTCCAAACAAATATATTCATGCTGGAACATATAAGTGTACTCCAGACCAGGAAACCGACCTTGACGATGAAACCGATGCAGATGGAATATTTCACAGAAATGTATTGCCAGCTAAAGCAACTAAGATTGAATTCGATATCAAGCCAGTAAGATTGAATGATTTAGTTCAAATAAAAGAAATCATTCCAGATAATGCAACGGAAATTGATGTAGAATACTGGAATGACAGAAAAATGCAATATCAAACCGGAAAAGCATATATTCCTGTTGCAACTTTTGAACCATATATGGTTTACAAAGATATTAATGACATATTATACAATCCGACAAGAATAGCAATCATTGAATACGGGGAGGTGAGAGATTGATGCTCAACTTTCCAGAAGAACTAAAAGAACTATTCAAAAAAGATAATACATCAGCTGAAACTAGAAAAAGTTTGCGGCTGATTTTTTTTGATGATAAATCTGATTCTTTGTATCCTGCTGAAAACTTATATCCGGAAGAATCGCTGTTTCCGGCTGAACATGGAGTACCGTGGCTTGTGATAGAGAATGACCGTATTGAAAGCGAGTCATTGAGCATTACAGAAACGCTTTCCTCATCTGACGACATTGAATTTGGATCGTGTGAGGCTTCCAAACTTGAAATTACAGTATTTGATGTAGTTGAAAATCTCTCTGGGAAAGAATTCATGTTAGTCTTAAAAATTGGTGAGCATGAGTTAGAAATGGGGTATTACACCGTAGAGTCCTATGTCAGACAATCCAATCGAAGAAAGAGAAAGATTACGGCATATGACCGAATGCGAAAATTCAATACAGATGTTTCCACTTGGTATAATGATTTGACATTTCCGATGACATTAAAAACGTTTAGAAATTCGTTGTGTGAATACATTGGAGTTGTTCAATCATCTGCCAGCCTAATCCTGGATGATATGGAAATTTCAAAAACTGTAGAGCCATCAAAATTATCTGGGCTAGATGTGATGAAAGCCATATGTCAAATAAATGGTTGCTTTGGACATTTTGACAAGACTGGAAGTTTTAAATACATTCAGCTGCAACAGACCGGATTATATCCATCAGAAGAACTTTTTCCAGAGGAAAGTTTGTATCCATCAGAATTTGGATCTGACGGAATGGACGTTGAAGTTATATCAAAATACAGTCAGCCAATGACATATGAAGATTATTTGGTCAATGGCATTAGTGGATTGCAAATCCGACAGCAAGAGGGAGATGTTGGAGCAAGCGTTGGTGATGGTGATAATGCGTATATCATTGAGGGGAATTTCTTAGTTTACGGAAAAGATGCTAATACACTTTTGAGTATTGCACAGTCAATATTTCCACAAATTTCCGGAAGAGCATATAGACCCGCTTCTTTAAAAACCAATTTTTTGCCATGGGTTGAAATTGGAGATGCATTGAGAGTAATAACTAGAAATGATATTGTGGAAACTTTTTGCATGAAGAGAGAAGTAAAAGGAATCCAGGCAATGTCAGATACGTTTACTTCAACAGGATCTGAAACCAGAGAAGAATCATTTGGAATAGAAAACCAAATCATTCAGCTGGAAGGGAAAACGGCAGTCATTATTAAAAGTGTAGATGAAGTTTCTGCAACGGTTACAGACTTGAAAAACTACACAGAAGCACAGTTTAAGATAACTGCCGACAGTATCACAGCCGAAGTCACAAGAGCAAGGGGGGCAGAGGGGGAATTATCAAGTAAGATCACGCAAACTGCTACAGAAATCAGGTCAGAAGTTACAGATAAGACGAATGGTTTGCAAAGCCAAATCACGCAGCAAGCCGGACAAATTGCATTGAAAGTAAGTCAAGGAGATGTAACAAATCAGCTGAATTCCGAATTGAAGATCACCGGGAATTCAATTGCTCTGACTACCGGGCACTTTACTATTGATTCCAAAAATATGAAACTGGACGCTTCTGGAAATGCGACATTCTCTGGAACAGTTTCTGGTGCTGCAATTAGTGGTGGTACTATTTCTGGATCTAGTATTACTGGTGTAAGCATCAACATTGATGATTTCTTTGTGTGCGATAGCCAAGAAGTACAGATTGGCGGTTTTGAGACATCCTACGCATACGGAAGAGATATTTTCCAGTCACAAGATGGTCAGTGCGGTATTTCTGCGAGTGCTTCAAAGGCAGGAAAACTATGGATATGGGCAGGATATAATAGTGCTTCCGATTACGATTTTATGGTAAATAATGCTGGTAGCGTATATTGCCGAAATGGTGTTCACGCAGATGATTTTTATCCGACTAGTTATCAAAAATCAGTAGTCTATTGGATTGATTGGCTTTATGATGCAGTTCAATCACTTTCATAATTGGAGGATATGGGATGTATAAAATAAAAAAAGTGCCATCGCCTACTGGATATACAATTTTAGAGTCAGAAATCGAAGTTAATAGCGTAGATGGGATTCAGATCGTATACGAGAGCGATGGAGAATTAAGAGGGAAAATCAGTATTGTATCAATAGAATCAGAACTTGAGATTTCTTACGATAGAAAGTATAAGAATGGGAAAATCAGAACTTTTGTTGTTCGCAAGAAAATGGATGTTGGAGAAAATGATTTTAGCCTATCAGAAGCACCAATGTTTGATAAAGAGTTAGAGTCGGTTTCCATTGTTGCGAAACTTGTGTAGGGGGGACACATGAAAAAGACGTTGACATATGATTATGATTTGATGGTAAGGGCTGGACAGCTTTTGAATTCACTTACATTTACTGGAATTCAGCAAGCAAGAGTTGTATCAGAACTTGCTAATATTTTAGATTCTGGAAAAACAGGAGAAATATTTGAAAGAAAGGATGATGAAAAGAATGGCGTACACGGCGAAAAAATACAGTCGGATAAACTGGAAAAATAGACCATCCACGGCTACCGCATTAGGTGCCACCAACATGAACCACATGGATGTTTTTCTCAATGATGTTGATAATGCACTTGTTGAGATGGAAGCCGCAAAGCTTAATATTGCAACGGCAAATTCCATGTTGAAAAGTGTGGCATATAATAAATCCACTGGTGTTTGGAATTTTCAACAGTTAGATGGTACATCATTTTCATTTGACCAAAACATTGAAAAAATTCCAGTATCGTTTTCACTTTCAGAAAGTGGTGTACTGACCATGACAACGGAAGATGGCACGCAATGGGAATGCAATGTTGCAGAACTTATAAAAGATTATGTGTTTGACGATTCAGAAACGATTGGTTTTAGCAAAGAATTCAAGAGCAATGAATACCATGTATCCGCAATTGTGAAGGAAGGAAGCATTGGGTCTAAGCATTTGAACCCAGATTATAGGTCTGATATACAGTCTTATATGAATACGGCTCAAACCGCTGCGAATGATTCACTGACTTACTCCAAGGATTCTAAGCGTTGGGCGGTTGGTGATGCATCATATGCTGGAAGCGAAACGGACAATAGCAAATATTACAAAGAACAAGCAGAATCAGCAAAAGTAGCGGCAGAAAAAGCAAGAGATGAAGCCCAAGCCGCTACTGGAGCAAAAATTATGACTCCAACAGAAATGGGTGTTGGTAGACCGGATGGGTCAACGATTGGAGTAACAGATGGAATTTTCGGCCTTATTGCAAAAGCAATTAATCTTCCGGCGGTTGATACCTCTGGAATTGTTGGAACTGCCGGAGAAGAATCGACTACGCAAGCGTTGCTGGACGAATTAGCAAGTAGAGTTGTGAGCAAACTGGTCACAAACGATGCTTTAACCGCAAAACTGGCTGACTATATGACAAAATCCATGATGTCTGGAACCCAGGTAAATGATGCAAATCATGTACCAACATCAGCATTAGCGTACTCCATGAATCAAGCCATTGAGACACTAAATAGCAAGACTCCGAAGATAATCACTAAAAGTTATTCAAATGTTGCCATAGATTCTTCAAGTACACCAGCATATAAAATATTGGATTCATTTTCTGATCTTGGAGTCCCAGCTGGTGGAAAAGTAATAGGTTTCAATGTTAAAGGTTGGAACTCTGGAACGGGGACATTTAATTTAGCCAAAGATAGTGCTGGAAATGATCTTATTCTTATTGCTCCGAATGGTACTTTTGGAGGAATCACTGTCGAAGTGACTTATGTTTAAATATAATTATTTAAACGGAACAAATAAATACCACAGCACTCGATGTTGGGCATTTGTTGAATTGGTAATAGTGCGGAGTGTATCTCCCTTATGTACAATCACTGATCCAGTGGAAGTTCCGTATTTGTTTGGATTTCGAAGCGAAAATACCTGCATACTGGAACCTAATGCAACCTTTCCAATTAAATCTATGACAAAATAAAAATCAGAACCATCATACGCAATTTGAGAATCAGCCATTACATAAACAATTCCATTTGCGGGAACAGAAAACTCAGAATTATTCGTTCTGTGTGAAGTTTTTAAATCGACAGAATTATCATAATCCAATTCATACATCTTGCTATTTAGCAACGTTGATGTAGAAAAG